CTACCTCGACATGAGAGAAATCTCATGTCCCGACTAGGAGCAAAGGGCTAATAACCCGGCGCTCCCGTACGGGGAAAGATAGGGCCGTGCTGTGCATACCCACTTGCTATGAGTAATCATAGCATTCCAAGAAAGGAACTCTCTCAGATGTCGGTTCAAAAGTTGCCACGAGAAAAGATACAACAAAATGTTATATCTTTTCCGGACAAGGTACGCCTTAGCGGCGCGCACCTATCCACTTTGGATAGGACTCTTGAACCGACGGTCTCCAAATTATGGAGATCAGAGGGGCATCCTATTAACCGGAATACCGGTAAATATGAAAGCGGGGGTCCATTTCATGTGACCCACTCCGGTCCCTTTTGGGAGACCGGACATGTTGAAAACGCCCTGGGTGGAAACACGAATGATACTGTATATTCGGGTCCCACTTTGGGTATTCAACAGAATTCCGCTGCGATCAAAGCTCATCACAACAGTACTGTCGCTGACATGGATGAATCATCCATGATCAAAGACGGTACCACTGCGATTTCTTTGTGCGCGCCCACAAATCCTACCGCCAATCTCTCAACTGCCCTGGCTGAAACCGTTAGGGAGGGACTTCCGTCCCTGCCTGGCATTCAGTCTTGGGCTGCGAGAACTGCGCAGGCCAAAGCGGCCGGCTCAGAGTATCTCAACTACCAATTCGGGTGGGCACCACTAGTGGGTGAAGTTCACTCAGTAGTGAATGCTGCCCGTCATCATCGTGACATAATGCAAAATTATGATCACAATGAAGGTAGAGACATACATCGGCGATTTGATTTTTCTTCTGAGAACGAATCGTGGGGAGAAGAGGTTCTCGTCTCCCCCGCTTTTCAGCCGTTAAATACAACGTACCTGAAAAGCACCGATTCATCGGTGCAGATTGTCTGTGAAAAGACACGTAAGAGATGGTTCGAGGGCTGCTTTACGTATGGTGGTCCTTCGAAAACTGATAGCTTTCAAAGGCACCTTGCGTTCGGCCGAGAGGCCGACGCAGTCTACGGACTGGATCTTACGCCAGATGTTCTCTGGAATCTGACACCGTGGAGTTGGGCCGTCGATTGGTTCACGAACACTGGAGATGTTATTCATAACATCTCTAATTTCGCAAACGCCGGTCTTGTGATGCGGTATGGGTACATGATGGAAGAATCCACCAGTACCTACTACACCCGTTTTGGCAAGCCAAATTTCCAGGTTCTTTTGTCTAAAGAACCGACGAAAATTGGTGCGCAACGGATGGGCGGCTGCTCTATAGGACAAACTGTTGTCCGCAAGAGTCGCTGCCCCGCTAACCCTTTCGGGTTTGGTGTTGGCTGGGAAGGTTTATCACCTACTCAGCTCGCCATAACTGCAGCACTCGGTATCACCCGTTTGCTGTAGTAGTTGTTACTACTACGACAAAACAGGTGGTTATCGAGCCACCGTTCCAAAAAGGAGTGTGCCTAATGGCACTGACCGATCCCCAGAAATTCAAAGAAGTCGCCGGGACGGAAGTGACAGCTCCCCGTGTTTCAGCGGGGGACTTCAAGTCCATCTACGAGACTTCTGACGGTCTCAATAAGTTGACGTTGTCAACTACAACGTCTAACTCGTCGAGAAAACGTCATCTGGTGCGTATCGACGTTGAAAAGATCGCTGCAAATCCATTCGAAGAAGCTAGGAAAGAACCCATCTCTGCGAGTGTTTATCTCGTCATTGATAGGCCTTTCACTGGCTACTCCGTGGCCGAAATGAAGAAACTGGTTGAAGGCCTTGTTGGCCTGATCTCAGCTACTACATATACGGTTGTCGAAAAACTCCTTGGTGGAGAGAGTTAAACCTCTCTCACCCTTGGACTCCTTGATCGTTCGCCTATACTCTAGGCTCCCGATCAAGTTTCGAAATGGTGTCTCCAACTTTGTGATGTTTCTTACATCACTGTTGGAAACCCTCGAAAGGAGGTAGGAGCGAATTGCGCGGTGATTATGATTATAACCACGCTTCCTCCGGGCAACAGCATGCTGTGATGGTCATTCTGATCATCTTTTGCATCCTGGCGCTTGGAGGTCTTTTCATAGGCCTGAATATTCTTGATCACTTTTAGTGATCAGCTAGGGACATTGGAACGCCCCTAGTAGAATATTCTCCCTTCAGTGCGGTAGGCTCAGGATAACAACCCCCAATTAGGAGGTGTTATGAAGAGCCTGATAGCACTCTGGAATGAACTAGCCAAAGAATTGGCTAGTAGGTGTAGCACAAGCACCCACCGCGACATTAATACCGTCGCTGGTCGGACAAAACATGAGGGTTTATCGTTTCTCACGATAACCCTTCCAACCTTTGGAAAAGACTTTCAGTATTGTCTTGACCAAGGGTTCGTTGTTCCCAAAGCCTTCTCTTCTTTTAAGAAGAGTGGCTCATGTCTCCCCTCATTTTTGAGAGGTTTCATGGAACAGGTGTTTTGTCCTGTATCTGGTGTCCTATTAGACGAGCCCTCTATCGAATCGATTTATGCTATAAGACAATTGACTTTGATCTTTAGCAAAATCGAGTTGCCTTGCACTCCTGAAAGGGAGCGTAAGGCGATGGAGGACTTTGTCCAATGTGATAAGGAGGTTGGAGATGTCGAATCCGTTCTGCCTGATTCTGATGTTACTGAATTCAGGCGTATGGCTCGACTGTTGTTTGCGGATCTATTCCTAGAAGTAGATCGTAAGATCTACGACGAAGAAATCGTTCCCAAACACGGTCCAGGCGCTGTTGCCGATAAACTTACCAGCAATGGTAAGTATTCGACGCAGTACTGGACCGACCGTCTAGAGTCGGTCTTCCATGTGGGAGACTTTCTCTATCCCAATGCTCGCTTTACTGCGGGCTTTGAGGAGGACGGTATCCAATTCCTAGAACCCGGTTCCGAGCTACCCGCTAGGGTAGTTTCAGTTCCTAAGACGCAGAAGACACCCCGAATCATTGCTATCGAGCCCTCTGCTGTACAATATGTACAGCAGGGGATACTCGAGGCTCTGAATCAGAAGATTCATTCGACGTTCTTGAATGAATTTATCGGCACACAGTCCCAAGAGCCTAACCAGCTCTTGGCCTGTGAGGGTTCTCGAACTCGAGACCTTGCTACACTCGATTTGAGTGAGGCTTCCGATAGGGTTTCTTCTAAGCTCGTTCATGCGATGCTGCATGACCACCGCCTCACTGAGGCGGCGGTTTTTGCTTGTCGTTCTGAACGGGCCTCTGTGCCTGGTCAGGGTATAGTTACCCTGAACAAGTTCGCGTCTATGGGTTCTGCTCTTTGCTTTCCTTTCGAGGCGATGGTGTTTTTAACCATCATCTTTTTAGGGATTGAGAAAGAGCTAGGACACCAGTTTGCCCACAAATCGGATTTGTATCGATTTATGGGGCAGGTGCGAGTCTACGGAGACGATTTAGTTGTCCCCGTGGATTATGTGCATACCGTTGTCGACCT